GGGGGGGGTAATAATACGACTCTGCGATTCTCTGCCCCCCCAAAAATTTTTTCGCCCTTAGAGGGCGTTAGGACGCTGCGCTGTGCTATTGACGCATATCCTTGTAGCCGTCATATATCAAATAACCACCGGCACCAAGTAGTAAACCTGCGGCTATAAAATCACCAATAGGCAAAGGGCCATCGGCGGCAGCCAAAACGAGTGCTGCACGGAGGACTTGACCTCCTGTGGTAAGTGAAGTGGAACCTACTCTTACCTTTTGAAATCCAGTTTGAGCTTGAGATAAATCATAATCATAACCGGCCTCCTCAAGAAGACCTTGTAAAATCTCAAGTTCCTCGGGGAAACTCTGTGGTGGGTCAGTCATCACTTCGATAATTTCTCCACCTATCTCAAAATATGAGGTTAGTGGGTCATAAATGTCATCATTCATTCAACCCACTCCTGTCCACAAACATTGCATACACAATGAACGACAGTTACACAATCCAAAGGAGGTGGGTCTCCAGTATTATAAGACACATTATGTGTCATCATACTAATATCACGACTACCACAACGAGTGCAGTCATCCATCAATATCGCCTACGAGAGGTAGTCTTTTTCTTAACGCTAACCAATTTCTTAGTCGACTTTCGTCTGTTGGTATAGCGATATCGGACAAGTTTGCCGTTCTTTTTGAAAGATTTTCCATAATTGTATTTTGCCATCAGAAGCACACTCCGTTTAGTTGGCCAAGAATACGGTCACTGACACCAAGAAGGTGACAGAGAATCAACGCACCCAAATACTCGAGGCGGTTTTCTTTCAAATGGTTAAGGAATGAGGTTGCAGTAACCGCATTCTTGACAGTTTCAGGTTCAATAGGTACAGTCATAAATATCACATATCCTGCATAGGTTCAGCCATATATCCTCGGACACGACCGGGAACCATACGGAATACCAAAGTGAGCGCATTATCAGCACTCGAATCAATTCGTAGCAAACCACAAGGAAGGTTTGTACCTGCAAGATTATATTTACCAGGCAAAGTGCTAGCAGGGTTCAAGTAAATCTCATCATGCACTTCAAGAGTGGGTGCATTAGACAATGAATTAAGATAATTCATTTGAGCATAAGGAAGTTGGTCATTGCGGTTAATAGCATTCTCAACTACCTCCGTATCATCCATTCCTACATCGAACATTTTGTGAAATGGATTGGTGGAAATAGCACCGGGAGTTGCAGGGTCCGGGCTTTGTGGCACCGCACGACTTTGTTCGTACGCTCCAATCATACTGGTAGAAACACCAGCAATGTTAGGCCCAACCATATGGAGGGTCCGTTCTGTAGTATTACCGGCAATACCGGCATCATTAGGGAATACAATTTGACTGTATAACCACTCGGCAGGAGCGTTATATGTATTACCATTACCATCAATAGGATACAAAGAATATGGAACAGGCTTTTGAGCATGTTCTCCATCAGCATATATCTTAAAATCATTAAAAGCACCCTTGGCGCTTTCAGCACCGGCCTCAGCAAGAGCCTCATCCTGTTGGCGTCGCCATGCAGCGAACATCTTATGCCATGCGTTAGAAGCAACCCATGTATTCGGGACCTTTGAAAATGTTATCGTCCCGGATGTAGTAGGAGGTGCAATAATTTGCATACCTGCAACGGCATAATTCATGCCCTGTCTCATAAATCTGCGGTTAACCACAGAAGTAGCCAAACCTAAATCAACATATGAAGGAGCAGCACCCACAGGTATAGTAAATCGGATAGTTTGAACCGCAGGTTGCGTCTTTGCCATAACTACTCCTCCTCGCTGGAAGCATATAAACTTATTCCCGCATGAGCGGCAAGGTTGTAAGTTGCATTAATTGAGCGATAGTGCGTAAAATACACATCGGGGTCCGCCTGTAAAATCATTTCAGGACTAAACCCTTTTCTCAAATAATCTAATGCTCTTTGTTTTAAAGACGGTAGAGAAGTTTTCTCTACACGCCACTCACCGTGTTCCGGGAGACGTTGCACTTGGCCTTTGTCTTTGCCTTTCCAAGTTTTCTTACGACAATAGTCTCTTGCATCATCTCGTGACCCCTTTCGGAATTCAAGATGAGCCGGGAAAACCTTGGCGACTTCCTTTCTTCTTTTGGAAGTAGACCATTCGGTATAGGCTTGGATGTGAAGATTTCCAGTTTCCGGGGACCTCTCGATCTGTCCTACAGCGTACTTGAGACCCGGTAAAGAAGATAGGCTCTTCCAGTGCGACTGCATGGCGTCGATAATTTCCTCTTCACTATATCCGTGGTCGAGATCAAGATGCATGGGCCAAACGGTGGCCATCCAATGTCGTTTTTGAACATTCATTCTTCTACCTCCAAACATTCAATCGTTCCCATGCAATAACATACATCTTCATCACACAGTTTCACTTTAGTAATCTTCATTGGGATTCCTCCCAAATACGGTGTCCACAATTGACACACTTCCAACCACAGAAATAACCTATGGATGGTAAATTCCGATCTTGATAAATCAATTCCCTCTTAGTTTCGCACTTCTCGCATGGCTCCTTTCCGCTCATATCTAATGCTACATGTAATAACATATAAAGATTGTTAACCTTAACAATGACTTCACATCACACAGTCCACCGTTTGTGAACTGTTAAAATGGGGGGGGTAATAATACGACTCTGCGATTCTCTGCCCCCCCAAAAATTTTTTCGCCCTTAGAGGGCGTTAGGACGCTGCGCTGTGCTATTGACGC